AGTGAATAAACTCAGCTTCAAATAAAGGTTTTTGTTCGCGCCATACAGCTTGTTTTTCTGAAATATCCATCACGCCACCTCGCTTTCATATTTATTTCGAGCGAAAATGGCATAGGCATCATCTTCACTAAAATTAATATCAATTAAGAAAAAGCCGTTTGGTGCAATCGGGTCCCATTTGGTTATATCGCAATCATCCATCATGATTTCCCAATCGTCAGAATTAACACTGCTTTCCATCCAGAACATCACAGTGTCTACACCAAAGTGACTTTTAAATTTTTCCCACTCTTCACGACTTACGTATTCTTCGTTTTCCAGATGCTCATTCATGTATTTTGAATAAACCGGGTGTGTCCAGGTTCCCATTTCGCCACGAACAATTTCAGTTGGCTCTAGCTTGTTATCTTTCATCCCACCACCTTCTTTAATTTTCATGCTTGCTGATCCGCAATTTTCTGATTCACGGCATTGATATCGCTGGCAGCTGATTTCTTACCACTACTAATATCTTCCTCTTCCTTGTTCGCCATCACTGCCTGCCACGTGGTTTCACCAGTTTTAATGGCGCCAAAAACTAAGCGTAAATCTTCAATTTGAGCAGGGGAGCACTGCGCTACAGGGCAACCTAAATAGGCGGATAGGTTGGCAACAGTCACGCCAATGTTTGCAAAGGAATCAATAATTTGCTTTTTATACAATTCAGGATCCTCACGAAGACCAGTTTGTCGAACCTGTAGAATTAGCTGTTCCATTTCATCTTGTAGATCGCCTGGAATAATTCGGAGTGCTGAGTTGCGAATAGCTTTCGATATAGCCGAGTTGCGCTTGTTGAGCATTTCATCTTCAGTAGCCACCACAACAAAGACCTTTTTGTTTTGGCTATTGATTCGCTCAGACACAATTTCACGGCCAGCACTATTTTGACGCTCAACTGTTTTATTGATTTTTACGTCCTGAGGGTATGTGGTGTTGGACTCAAGATCAGTCACAGAAACTCGATGGATTTCCTTTTGCTCATCCTCAAAAATCATCGTGGTTTCAACCAGTACATTGGTCATGCAGCGTATTGCGACTTCAGCAAAACGAATGCCCAAGCCAGTCACAGAGCCACCGCCTACAGGTTTTTTATAGTAAGTCGAAGTATTGTTAGCAAAAGAAGGGCGTGAGCATTCTTTTTTCAAGTCTTGACGAACTCGATCCCAATCGCGCGGACGACTCATAGCAACCATGTAACGCGCCTCAATCTGCGCCTTAGCTTGAGCTGCAAGTACATTTGATGCAGTTTCGATTTGAACCATTGCTTGTGGTTGTTGCATTAACATATTCATTTTATTCACCTAAAATTTGATTCATTGCCCACTTTGGTAGGTCGATTTTTTGAATTTGTCTTGAGTAGCCATGCCAGTCATTATTAGCCTTGGCCTGTTCCAACCTGAGCAAGGCATCGCGTTTTTTAGTGCTGCCAGCGAATAACATCTCATCACTTGCGTAGTAGATAATTGACTCATGCGGAGCTTCATCCTCCACCACCAAAAATAAAAAATGTGGTGTGTGTTGTTGTCCGTAATAGGCCTTATACCCATCGATATACATGGAGGCTGAAATGGCGTAGCCGTACTTATGACAACTACGTGCAAATTCATCAGGTCGAGCGTCAGTAGTCTTTTTGATGTCTAAGATCATTCCATTTGGAAAATACTCACTTGCGCCTGGTGGAATATGCCAATCCATGCGGGTGCGACAATCCAGACCAGTTTCAGCATCCTTATAAAAGATGGATGCCTCACGAATACCGCCCGACAAAATCATGTTGTACATCGGATGCATCTTCATGGACTTAACCATTACCTGCGCCGACTCATATTGATCGGGCGTAATAATGGTCTTGCCAGCATTAGCCACAAGAAAAGCCTGAAGCTCAGCTTTTCCAAGGTTAGTTCGCTTATTTACATTTGGCTCAATCGCACAGTCATTTTCAAAGTTATGAGGCTCTAAAAACAAACTATGAACCGCAGTACCTAAAGCCATTGCAGGTGTTTGCTTGTGCTGCGGATCCAACACATGTTTTGCATAAAAGTGCGCTGGTGAGCGCAGAATCGTTTTAAGTTGAGAGCTACTTACTGCCGGGTGTGCGTGATAATCTGCATTGGACATATCAAGAACAAGCGATGCTTCAAAGTTTTGAACTGGTGCATTCATCTCAAACCACCTCTTCAAATAGTTGTTCCGCGTACTCATTCACAAGACGCTGTAATTCTTTAATTTGCTCGTCATTGAGCGTAAATGTCTGGCCTTCCTCGGCTTCAAAGTTCCAAACATCCAGCAAAGTCACAGGCGTATCTTTCACCACCAACCAAGAATCAATATCCACTGGCTCTGCATATCGCATATCACCATTCGAGCTACGCATTTCGGTCATCGTGTGAGGTAATACAGGCATTGAACAATCAGCCGTTGCATAAAGGTTTTCACCAATCTGGCGATACAAACCAAACGTCAGCACGTTATCTTCAATCGAAATATCAGAATCAACCTTAAAACTTGGCAGGTCTGAAAAGTACAAATCACGAGTGAAATCTTCATTCACTTTGCAGTCAGTTACCTTGGTGCTATGACCATCACGGCACAGGAATAAAGACTGATTTCCGATATGATGGATAGGTCGCATTGCCGCACCACATCCACAGAATTGAGCGTAAGTGTTCATGCTGGCACCTCTACTTTTAAGTTCCCACTCAAGCAAATCGCTATCACTTGCTTGCACTGAGAAACATCAAACATCCCGATATGACACTCACTTGGCTGGATATTCATTTCAACAGCTAGTGCCTTGTATGCATCCTTGCGCTTCATTACTTTTGTTTTCCAAATAGGGTCAAAAGCTCTATGGGCCATGGACTTGTATTTGCGAAGTTCTGCATTTGCCAAGCGACCAAGTGGATTTTTAGTACCTGGATGACAGCCAACATAGGCATCACAAGGTTCGCACTGATAAAACCATTTGTTGTGAAGGTCTGGACGATGTGGGTAAACCGCATACCCATCAACACCATCAGACTGGTTGCCACAGTAAGGGCAGATTGGATTCTTACTCACTTCACACCCCCAGCAATCGCAGCATTAATCTTTTCAATCTCATAACGATCAACATAGGCATTAATGGTCTTGTCAAAATGGACTACGTTCAGAATGTCCAGAAACTCAACTGAGGCATCATCCAAGGCATACTCGACATAGATGTTGTAATCGTCAGCTTTGACAGTAGCGACACAGGTTTCATGGCAAGCACGTTTAAGCACTTCATATTTTTGAGCAGTGATAACCACTTGAGGATTATCATCAACCACTTTAGCCGGCTGGAAAGCGTAAGCTACTGCTATCCCCGCGCTGATTGATGCTGCAATGAATGCAGACTTGAGAATATTGGATTTAGTTGTCATACTTATCTCACTCACAGGTAGTATGTGGGTCATGCCTCAGGTGGTTCGCAGCACGCTGGGGCTTTTCTTTGTTTGTGAGATTTATAGTAAGTTAACTTACCTATGTGGTCAAGCGTAATAGTAATAAAAATTACCATTTTCTGTAAAACTTACTTTTTTATTTTTCCGCAGGCAAAAGAAAACCCGCTCGAAAGCGGGTCATTTCTAAGGCTTGCTAGGGATGAATAGTCTTAATATTTAAAATCTTTATGGTGCTGAACAACAACGCCAATTATTGAAATTTCGATTTGAGCTGAGTTGTAAGTAGGGAAATCGGGGTTTAATGGCACCAATTCGATAATATCCACACCATGCTCATTCACACCGACTACGCGATATTTTTTAAATGTGGTCATGGCTGCGCCATGTTGAATTTCCTGCGCCACCACCAGTGATCCGGGCTTTGGCTCTAAAGCTGCATCCACTACAATTTCATCACCTGGCATAAAGTCAGGAGCCATGCTCAAACCATCTACCTCTAAAGAGAAAACTGCATTGGGATCTCTACCCTCATAGGTTGTAAAGGTTTCATCCTTTGGATGCATGCCATCATATACAACTTCTCTCCACATACCCGCCTGAACAAAATCTAACACCGGAATCTTCCTTAATTTCCTTTTTGTTGGTCTTACGTTTGAGAATATTTCCCTCTCATCTTCCTGCTGGGCAGGAGCCTCACCTTCTTTGCCAGAGGTCAACCAATCTGTAGTTGTGCCCAAGACTTTCGCAAGCGCTGTCAAGCTATCATGCTTAGGAGTGTTTTCATCTTTCTCCCAATAAATAACCGAAGTTTTAGATACGCCAATTGCGTCAGCTAATTTTTGCTGAGTTATTTTTTTTGAATTTCGCAATCTTTTAAGTCGTACACCCAGAGTTTCCATGGTAGTCCCACAAAATATAACGTAAGTAATCTTACCAATTGACTAGGTAAGTTTTATGTAGTTTAATGAAGTAAGTTAAATTACTTTAAGGTAAGTTAGATGACTAAATCTGAAGCCTTAACTCTACTGGACTGCACTGTAACGCAGTTAGCAGTAAAGTTAGGAATTACCCATAACGCCATCAGTCAGTGGCCTGAAGAAAGAATCCCTTTAGTTCGTGAATATCAGATTCGCGACCTATCGAAAGGAAAGAAACCCATCAAACGCAAACCGGAAGCTGCTTAACCATTAAGAGAATTATGGTCTGGTGGGCGAATTAAATAAACGTGAAAGTAAACAAGGTGTTCACATGGATATATCGAAAGAGACCAAAACCGCATTGCACAAGATGGTGCACCAGTCGAACGGCATTACTCCAAAAGAGATAGCTGATCTTGTTGGCGTGTCTCATAACACGATTTTGAACTATGCCAATCCAAACATGGAAAACCACCTGCCGAGCCTAAAAGCATTTGAAGCAATGCTGACTTATACGCAAAACCCAGCTCCATTAAAAGTATGGGCGCACAAATTAGGTTTTGTATTGGTTCCAGTAGATCAAGCTCAAGGCAAGGATCATGAATTAGGTGTTCTCGAATCATTGCTTGGCATGAATGTTGGCAATGGTGCAGCAAACAAACAGGTTTTATCTGCTCTGGAAGATGGTGTGGTGACACCTGCTGAAATGGATGAGACAGATCGCATCCTGGAAGAAATCGAACAGAAAATTCAATCTTTGCGTAAGGCCATGAAAGGCGAGTGCGCAAAATATTTATCAGCTC